GCCTTTTATGAAAATTTTCCTCGGCATTCTCGCCCTCGTCCTCGTCGCCCTCTCCGTCTTCGCCGACTACAAATGGCATCGCTGGATGGCCGCCCGCCGCCGCGACCGGCAATAGCTCGCTTGTCCCTGTAGCTGCCGCCGCTCCTTTGCAGTGATACCAATCGCTTTTTTGCAGTAGCACTGCAAAAAAGCGGCTGTATACCATTTTTCATAGGCTCAGATCCGGTGCCGAAGTTGTACAGATAGTAACCCTCTATGCACCACCCAAGAACCCACCCCTTTAAGCCCCATCACGATACCTCAATCGTGATCGTAATCGGGTTCAGCGAAGTCATTGTGGAAGGCATCGTGAAGGGTGTTCCCAGGACGATTGCACCGCTGACAGGTATAGAAGCTGCACCGACCTGAACTTCCCCACCGCGTTGGGTTCCAGTGAGATAGAGAACCCACGGGCCAGTTCCTCCATAGAGGCTGGGATTGCCGTCGGTGTACGGGTTAGCCTGAGTGGTCTGGCCGGCGTCGTATTCAATCAGCGAGCCACCATAATCGACAATGAAATTTGGCCACTGTACGGTGCCCAACGGTTCGGATGGCGGATTATATCCCGCAGATGGCGTCGTCGCTGTGAAGCTGAACGGAACAATCGTCACGCCCGATGTTCCACCACCGCCTGTCGTTCCGGCATACGGCAGTTGTCCCGGCACAGTCGCAAAGGAAGCATTGGCAACAGGTGACACATCAGTAAAGATCGCAGCACTCCGGTTGAAGGTGCGCAATATGAGCTGCAGGACGCCCGAGTTTTGGTCGGTTCCCGTATTCATCGCGCCCGAACGGCTCGTGGCCTGAATGAAGCCGCCGCCCGTAGTGTCTTCCACTTCTTCCTGGATGGGATTGAAAGTCCTCCCCGTAATTTCATAGTCGCCAGCAAACTCGAAGAAAACAGTGGAATCGAGGGTTACGACGTCCCCGACCATCTGAGCCTTAAGCGCACGCCAAAGGGTCGGATTTATCTGGCCCACGCTCATGTCCTGGCTCTTATCTACCCATTCCGCCCACAAATTCAGGGTGATCTGCCACGGTGGGATGTAGGCAGAGCCGAGCAGGTTTAGGTTACCGAATGCCTGGAGCAAAAGGTTTGGATTCAGATAGTCGATGCCCAGGTCTCGATACACCTCGTACTGCAGCAATCGCATCGCCTGGTCATAGGTCATGCTGGCAAAGTCGTAATTGACCTTGATCCTTTTCAGACGTGTGCCCGTCACGTTGGGGGGCAGCACCTGGCCCTCACATATTTGGTGCTGCTGGTGATTGATTTCAGGGTTACGCTGGCTGAACCGGGATTGGATATAGCCGATGCTGCCACCGGTGCTGGCTGTGCTGGCGGGAATGATTCCTGCATCAATAGTGCAGGTGAACTGTGTAGGTGAAGGCGTCGAAACTCCATACACGCTCGTCGTCGGGATCGTGGTGACCATGACATTCAAATTAAACGCCGAATTCTGGACGCCTCCGATGCTTATAAGATCGCCGACTGCGCAGGGATTCGGATTCACCGTGTTCACAGTCAGGATTGTCCCTGTGGAGTCGACAGAGATCGTCGCGATGGTAGCCACACCCGGAAGTCCTGTTTCAAGAAACTGCCCCTGGTACCTATTCGCGTTCTGATTTACAAGCGTGTTGTCTATTTCAATGGATCCACCGGCGAGTGCTTCCGCCGTGATCAGGCAGCTTGAAGGTCTCGGCTGATCAATGAAGACATAAATCTGACCAGCATACTCGTACCAGTAACCACGGCACGAAAGCAGCACTTGCTCCAGCATGGCTCCCAATGTCGATCCGGCCGCAAAGACATAGCTTCCTTGGAAGCGTGGCGTCCCAGCGGGATTCTGCGACGTGATATTGATAGCTTGGTCGCAGTAATTGGCTGCCGCCACAATCGAAGGCCAGTTAAACAACGCGCTTTCTTGCGCTGTCAAGGCATCCGGCCCAAGCACCGGATCGATGCCATATTCCGGCTTGATGGCCCTGCGCAGCCATAAGTCAACAAAGTGCCAGATGGGATTGGTAGTGAAACCGTAGCCGGTCTGAGTCCCATAAGGTGGCGGCGTCGAGAATCCAGCGAAAGATGTCTCGCCGTCCGCGTAGAACATGCGGCATCTCATCCCGCGCATATCCAGCAGCGGCGACAAGGTTCCACCATCGGTGATCGCCGGAGTCCAGGCTATCGAATAGTAAGATCGTCGCGAAAAGGCAAGTGGAGTGACAAGCGAGCCTAAATAGCTCCATAGGCCGTCAACCGCGTTGCCGGTTAAGGGAGCATCCGCGCCCGTGTGGAAGTTGAAAGCGCTGAGCGTAGGTGTATTTCCCAGGTTCTCGATTGCGCTGGAGCTGTTGCTCGGAACAAAGCCCAGCAAGGTATTTCCCATCAATGCCCCGCCGCCGCCCGGAGCAAACGCCATCTGCAAGATGTCGTTGATCCAAAGTGTGCTGGGCCCATCCAACTCACCCTCTCCGAGATCCCAAAACCCAATCTGCATGGCGGCCGGCTGAAATGCCCCGTCCATCGCCGTGGGCGCAGGAACGGAATAATCGATCAACTGCATGCCGGTGGCCCGGAAGAACCCGTAGGCAAGCGGCCAAGGCGTGCCGATATTCGCTGTGCAGATGTTTCCGCCGGGCATTAGACCAGCCTCCGGTACTGCACTTGGTTGACGCTGATGTTAGCCACGGCGGCAGGTGGGAAGATCACTGTATTAAGCACCCCCCCAAAACGGTTTGGGAAATGGCTGAGGCAGGTAGTGTAAGTGTTATCGCACGGCGTGGCATAGTTTGGGTCGCCGTTCGCCTGCGTCGCGCCGCACTGGGGGCTGCCGAAACGCCACTGGCAAGTCTCGGAATAGTCGTAGGGGTTTCCATCGTAATCGTTGGGGTTGAAAAGCTGGTTTGCCCCAAACGGGCATTGCATCTCAGTCCCGGCCGCCACCGTCAAGCGGCCGTGCTGCTCATACTCTGCGCACTGTGCCACCAGGTTCCACTCTCGAAAAGCAAAGAGCGCTCCTTCAAAAGTCCGCGCCGTCAGCAATCCAGCCAGGTCGCGCTGCAGGGTATTTCCACTCACGTTCTGAATCTCGATCGTGGCTGTGGTGGATTGCATCGCCCGAGACTCTTGGAAACCGCTTGCGCTCAGCAGCCAAGGAAAGTAGTGCGTGTCGTAATTAGCCGGAGGGTTCGCCAGGCCAGCAAGCCAGGAAGGATGCGTGCCCGTGTAGACCGGAGTTATGTCGATCTCCACATTCGCCCAGTGGTAGCTCGTCCCATCCGTCGCCACCACATCGAGCAGGCAAACAGAAGCCGGTCCGCCGTGCGAGGACATAATCTGAACCAATTCGGTTGGGTAGGAATAAGGCATCTATCTCATCACCTTCAAGGCATCCCACCACACCGTGTAACCAGTGCTGGCCGCGTCTTTCGCGTTCAGCGGCATCAGGCTCACAATATGAGATCCAAGAGGCAAGTTCTGAACCTGGAGCAGCATCGAAGACGGGCTGGCTACAGGCGAGTAGAAATCCACTGTACCTACAACCGTTGGAATCGAGCCATTCAGATTCATCGTTTGCAAAAGAACATTGGCTTGTCCACCGGACGGCCCGGTGGGCGCCCAAAACTGGAAGCCGTAGCCCACATAGCAATAAGCCGCCGAGTCGGTAGTTACCGTGCCGGCATCCGCAAAGTGATATCCACTCTTCGCGCTCGCATCCGCCGTCAACGTCCAGGCGCCCGAGACCGCCGCTACCATGCGATCTCCGAAGTCAGTGAGTAATAGCCTCCAGATTGCATCGTCCTGCCAGTCGCCGGGATAGACCAGCATGGACGCCAGCGGCACCTCGTCGAAGAGTACCTGCTGAACGGCCCAGTGATTGTGCGAGGTGGGCACAGGCTCAACCGGCTGTGAGAAGCGCCCCACATAGTGCCGTCCGCCTCCTTCGTGATCGATCAGCGTGAAGAAACCATCGCGGTATTGCTCGTAGTACCACTTGAGCTTCCGCGCGTGGCTGGCCAGTTTATCGTTCCAGTTGAGGCTGAACTGGTGGCCCGTGTCGGTGATCTCCCGGAAGTAAGGCGCGCCCTGGTTTGCCTTCGCGTTCAGATGCGTCAATGGCCGCTTCTTCTGAAAGCCGTAATCGGGATTCAGCGGGTGCGTCGGCGTCGGGTTCAGTATGTCGAACTGGGACATCTATCCTCTCCCCACGCCGCTGTATTGGCGCTGTGCCTGATTCAACGCGGCCATCAAGGCAAGACCACCGCCGCCTTTGGCCCAGGTAGCCACACTCTTCGAGTCGATCGCCTGGATGGTCAGATTCACCGCCGCACCGCTGCCGGAGCTTGCCGGCATGCGCGGCTGCACGCTGCTGGCATAACTCACGCTGTTACTCTGGATCGCGTTCAACAGCGGAGCATGAGCCTGCGCCATCGAGGGCTGCACAACGAATTCATTCCGCATCGCGTGGATAAAGCCTTCGGTGTCGCTGGTGGCCAGGTCGCCAAAATCGTCTACCATTCCGCCTGAGTGGTATTGGCCAGCGGTCAGAGTCACCTGGCCGCGTCCGCCGATCTCCTGCTTCTGCAGCGAACTCAATGCCGCATTGATCTCCGGAGCGATGTTCGATCCGTAATAGCTGCGCGCGCCGCTCCCCATACTGGCCGTGGAATTCTTTGAGGAGATCAGCACGCTGTTCAGTTCAGAGGCAAGAGAGTTATAGCCGCTTCGCCCAGCCTCATAATCCTGCATGTCTTTCAGCAGTGTTGGTTGAATTGTCCCCACGTCCAACGCCTCTGCCTGACCTCTACCCTGGTCGCCAAAGATGCCAGCCAACAAGCCGGTAACGCCCCCAGCAACCGCGCCGATCGCGCCGCCCACCACGGTTCCCAGACCTGGGACGATACTGCCCAGGGCGGCGCCCGCTTCCATGCCCCCCATGGCGCCACCCACGGCGCCCGCTGTGGGATTCGAGTTGGTGTAAGCCGAATAGACGCTGGTCGCACCCATCAGAGCGCCGCCAGCCATACCCATCGCCGCACCGCCGTAATTTGGTCCGCCGGCGCTCTTGAACGATCCATCGGCCGCCAGCGTGCCCGGCAACTGATAACCCTCCGTTTCGAGCGGCGTACTGGGGTCTGAAAGAAAGTTTCCATCGGAGAGTAGCGTGCCGCCGAGGTCCGGGTTTTGCGTTTCCACATTCGAAGAACCGCCCAGGCCGGAAACTCCAGCACCGCCCGTAGTGCTTCCTCCGGTCGATCCCAACATGCCAAAGCCGCCGCTGCCCATGCCGGCCGTTCCACCGCCAACACTCATTGATCCGGCGGCCGACTGCAGCGTGGTGGCGGCACTTAGCAGCGCCTGGCTGCCGGTGAGCAACTGAGTGCTGCCGTTCTGGAATGAGAGCATCGCAGGACTGGCAGTTTGCGTCACTGCGCTCGCACCGTGACCTCCCATGCCGAGCGCAGACTCTATATCGGTCAGAGGGTTGGTGCTGGTGCTCATCTGCGGTCCCATACCGAAGAGATACTGCAGCATGCCGCCGGTGGGGCCGCTGCCCTTGAACACGCTGAGCATCTCGTTGGCCATCATCTGGAAGGCCGTGTCCATGGCGCGCTTCTCAAAGAACTGTGCCGGATTGCTGAACAGACTTTGCAGACCAGAGGCGAGCTTGTCGCGCGTCTCCTCGTCGGCCTGTTGCATCTGCGCATTCATCAGTTGATAGGCAGCGGTTCTCTTCTCGTTTCCTTCCTGTTCGACCATGACTGCGGCCTCAGAATTCTGTTTGACGTGCGCGAGCTGCCGGTCTTCATCCTCATTGATCGCCCGCACCTTATCCTGCCACTCGTCCTGGATCTTCAGCGCCGTCTGTTGCCAGGGAGCCAGCGACAACCGCGCCGTCTGTTCTTCTTCCTTGGCAATTTGATCCATCGATTTTTGGTGGAGCTGCTCCATCTCGCGCAGCATATTTCCATTGATGTCGAGAATTGTTGAGGATGCGCGGAGCTGGGCGTCTACGGCCAACTGAGAATCGGCGGGCAACTGGCCGGAGTACTTCTGCCAGTCCTCCTCTATCTTCTTCGTGGCCTTTTCGGCCTCGTCCGCGATGCGCGCGTATCCCGAAATTTGGGCATCGTCAGAGTGCATTCCGATCTGATCCAACTCTTCTCCGAACTGCTTTTGAGCGGCGAGAATATCGTTATCTGCCTTCAGATTGGCCGCTTTGCGCAGCTCGGCGGCCGCGTCCAGATCAAAACCTCCCTTTTGCTTCTGATCTATATCGGACAAGCTGTTTGCGCGATCTGCCTGTATTTTGGCCACGCCAGTGAGGCCAGCCTGTTGGGCGGTTCGCATCGCCTTATCAGCCTCTTCCCATTGCTGGTTCCAAAGCGCAATTTCCTTGTTGTTGTACTCCACGTCGATCGCGTCGATCGCGGCACGGGAGGTTCCATACTTGGTTTTGAACGAATCGAGTGCTTCCTCCCGTTGTGCCTCCAGGAGCGCAATTCCTTGCAACTCGGAGTTCCGCGCGGAATTATGCAACTGCAGGATCTCTGACTGCTTCTCTTTTGCCTTGGCTGCTGCCTCTTGATCTTCTGACGTTCCAGGCTTCGCTTTGTCGGCGTCTGCGTAAATGCTGTTCAGTGTTGCAACGATGGCATCCCGCTTATCTGTCAAGCCTTTGATCATGGACGAGCCAAGATCCACTCTCTGTTGATCCTTTAGCAGGTCCGAGCCCGACACCTGGAACAGGCCGCCCGAGTTGGATTGAATCATCAGGGCCGTTGCGAGGATTTCCTTTTGCTTGTCCTCGTACTTCTGCAGGCGCCCGATGACCGTGTCGAGGTCCGATGGTGCGATCGAAGTGCCTGCGATCTGCTGGAATCCGGACTTGATCTCGTCCGGAGCCTTCTTCCACTTTTCATCGTTGAAGATCCCAGACAGGTCCACCGCGTCGTTCATGACGTTGTTTGCCTTAAACTGATCGGCGGCCTTGGACCCTTGAGTGACCTGAATGTAATGTTCCTGGGCTGTGCGCTGCTGGTCAAGAGCTTGCGACGACATCTCCCCGAACAATTTCACTGCATCGCTAGCGGCAGCGATTTCGCCTGTCATCAGAACCCACTTGTCGTAAGCCTGCATGACCTTTTCACCCACGCCCGTGAGAATATCGACCGCGCCCATGGCAATCAGTCCCGGTCCGATCATGCCAATAGCCCCGGACAAGAGTTGGCTCTGGCCGATCACCGCCTGCATGGCACGCGGGATGCGCAAGCCCAGGTCGTCGTTCAACAGCCGGACATTTTCGCGCGCACTCAACGCGTGTTCACCCACCTTGTCGAGTCCGGCGCCGGCAGCCGCGCCCGCGCCTTCCCCGGCCGGACCGATGGCGTTGAGCTGCGCGACAACCTGCTGAACCGCCTCGGCGGCGTTGCCGTCGGTGACGTTGATCGTGATCTGAACAACCTGGCCGGCCATCTACGCAGACCTCCGCGCAAACTCTGTGCCGCACTTGTGGCAGCTCGTGGCGAAGGGCGAGTCCTGGAGCGCGCCGCACACGCCGCAGGGTGGATGGTTCCGTTCAAACTCTGCGCGCGCTTCGGCCACTGCCATCAATCCATCGGCCTCCGCCAGGCTGAAATCGCCCGAGGCGAGCCCTGATTTCTTGCACTTCTCCAGCCACAGCAGGTACTCGGCCCGTTTGTAGTAGCCGGGCGAAAGCGTGAGCGGCGGCAGCGAGCCGAAGATGCGCTCGCGGCCGTCGTCGTCGCTGTCGTCGAGCGACCGCGCGACGCGGCCCTGGGCAAAGCCCTGCTCCAGCAATTCTGTGATCGCCTGCCGTAGCCCTTCCGCGTCGCGTGTCACGTCAATCGACATCTACTTATCGTCCTCGTTGATTTCGTCTTCGATTTCGACCGCAGCCGGGGCAAATAACTGCGCGGCAGCAGCCACCTTGTGATAGGTGTCCATGGTGCGCGCAATCGTGTCCCGGCCTTCCAGGGCCACGCCGTTCTCCGCATAGCCTGCCACGCTCACAATCAGTTCGTCATAGAGCGCGGCCAAGGTGCGCTGCGCCCCGTGGTAGATGGTGGTTCCCTTCCGCGATCCAGTCACGATCTGCGCTCGGGTGTCGTCGCGCCTGTAGCGCCGGAACTGTTCAGCCGTGGGCGAGTCGAACCAATGCACCAGGTTCTTATAGCGCCGCATCGCGCTACCGTCTCCGGCACTCCACACAGCGTGAAGCCGTACAACCTCGCGGCCCGCTCCGTTCGCCTCGGGAATGTCTTCGGCGACCGCGTAAGCGGAGCTGAGCACATTGGCGATGGCCAGGCGGTGGGCCAGGCTCTTGCTCTCGCCCTCCACAATGACGGCGTCGGCCAGTTCCAAACCTGCTGATTCGGCGTCGACGCGCTGAATCACCTGCTTTCCATCGCGCTCGGCCGTCGAGACGATGCCGTCGAAATACTTGAACCACCGCGCCTCGGTGATGGGCTTCACGGTGAAGCTGTAGGTTCTCTCGCCCTGCCGGATCACGATGATCCGAGGCTGTGCGAGATCGATAAAGTCTGTCGTGGACATAGGGGTCCTTCCTTTGTGTTTGGGATTTTGTGATGTTCCCAGGGTGGAGAACCCTGTCCTGCCCGAGGCCCGCGTAGCCGTGCGTTGCCTCGAAACGGCCGCCGTAGGAAGCAGCCGGTACCGCCCGATGGAAAAAGCCCGGAGCGCCTCGCTTGAATGGCGCTCCGGAGGAGAAAACTCTTCAGGCGCCGATCAGGTAGGCCGTAGCCTGGTTGTTGGTGACTGCGGCGGTCAGCACGCCGCTGCCGCCCTGATTGAAGATGGTGGTCTCGTCGCCTTCGATCTGCCAGACGACGTTATTGCCGCTCGCGCCGAGCTTGGTGGTCTTCAGGTTGCAGTAAGGGAAGTCCAGGTTCACGATCGAGGTACCGCTGGTGCCCGTGAAATTCACTTCCTGCAGCTCGTTGGTATTGAAGATGGGCCGAATATCCTCGGCGCTGCTGGCCGCGATGGTGGCGCTGAAACTCACCTTGCGCAAGCCCGTCATAGGGTAAGCTCCAAACAGCCCCAGACCTGGCGCAGTGTGATTCTTGACGCCGGTCGAAATCTTGACGGTGCCCGACATGAAGCGGCCGATCTTGGAGACGACTGCGCCGTGCGCGCCCACTGAGAAAACCACATCGGAACCCAGCATGTAAGCGTAAGAGGCGGGCAGCACCGGCAGCGCGCCAATCGCGCCGTCCACCCAGACGCCAGTGCCCAGAAAGTTCATTTCGAGTTGGATGGGGCCGCGCGCCGGGAAGGTAATGGTCAGATCGGCAAGGCCCATGTCCACCAGGGTCCAGAAGACGGCGGCGGTGTCCTGCAGGTAGATGCTCGCGGCCGGAGCCTGCACCGTGGTCTCGTCGAAGCTGATGGCATGGACGTACGGCCCGGGTCCGGTGAGGATGTCCTTGCCCATGGCAAAGGCCAAGGCCCAGCCTATCAGCCAATCGTCGGCGTCGGCTTTGAAGTTGAATGCCGAGTCCCAGCCCGTGATCAGACCTTGGGTGGCGAACTCGGTGCCCTTGCCGGCGAGCGCCTTGTCGCTGTAGCGCGTCTGCTTCAGCTCGCCCACTGCCGATCCGTCGAACTTCTGGCGGCGCGTCATGCTGGCGGTCACGGTCGGTGTGTTGTAGACTGCCTGTTTGTTCGGGCTCAGCACCAGGTTTCGGGCTGTGATCTTCTGAAATTCAAAATTATACGGTCCAGCCATCACTCACCATCCTTCACGCCGCGCTGGCGCGATCCGCCGCGCGGCTGTACATCTTCGCTCACAGCGTTGGCCGTGGCCTCAACATCCTCGAGAACTTCTTCGAGAATCGCTTCACCTTCGAACCGCTCGTGGCGCAGCAGATGGTTCCATTCGTAGCTGCGTTCAATTTCCTGCGCCTCGCCGGCCTTGAAGTGGAAGTGCCGACGTCCGTTGGCCCAGCCCACAGTTCCCGCTTCGCCGGCCATGCGCCGGCCAGCCTCGCTGAGCTGAATTGTGATGAAATCGGGGCGTGCTTTGCTCATCAGTTGTCCTCACTTCCTGGCGTCGGTGTGCCGGCAGCCAGTGTGCCGGGGAACTGGGCAATGGCGCAGACCTCGACGGTGCAGATGTAGATCTGCCCCACGATGTCATCCGGCAGTTTGCCGATACCCTTGAGAGCCACCGGCTCAGTGACCGACCCATCCGGCAGTGTCAAGCGCGCGCCGGCCACCAGCGGCAGCACCAAGGCCACGACGGCCAGTGTGGCCGTGCGCTGGGCTTCCTTGCTGGTCAGGTTCTCAGCCGCACACCAGATCTCGAAGATGTGGCTCACATCGTAGGTGAGCCATTGATTGTCACCCTGGTTTCTGTATTCGGTGCTGACGTAGCGCTGGCGCGCGCAGGGCATCTGGAGCACGAGCTGGTCGTCGTCGTTGATGTCGTTGTCGCCGATCGCACCGACATAGATACCTATCAGTCCAGCGGTGAACACGGCCAGCAACGTCTGCTCCACGTCTCCCGGCAATACCATCGAGGCCGGCATCAGCGGATCTCCAATCCGGACTGTTTAGCAGCCTGGGCCACGTAGAGTTCGGTTTCTTGCTGGATCCGCGCGGGATCTTCCGGCCGGAAGACCAGGTAGGGCCTTGCCGGGATGTGGATGTGCCGGGAGAACCCCCGCACGTTGACCACGCCGATGCCGCTGGAAGTCTTGCGCCGCACCGTCTGCTTGCGGCCCAGCTTGTTGGTGATCTGCTGCTTCTGAAAGGTGTCACGGCTGCGCTGCCGCCGCGTGTAGCTGTAAGGCTTCACCTTCTGGCTGCCGTCGAACCCTTCCTGGTGAACCCAGGCATAGTTGAGGCCGGTGCCGATCACTACAGAGTTGCCCTGGGCAGCGAAGGTGATCGAGTTGAGCAGCCTCCCGGTATCGATCAACAGCTTGTGGCCGGAGGAGTACTTCCGCCAGCTCCGCGACGCATCGCTCAGCGGCGCCCAGGAGCCGGCCGGAGATCCGGATTCGCGGAATGTCAGCCGCACGCTCTTGAGCTGGCCAAGCCCGATGATGCGGAGCAGTTGCTCCTTCGCACCCAGCGAAAGAGCGAACTGGCGCAGCGAGACCGTCACGTTGGACGCATCGGATTTGATGACTACGGCGGCCATTAAACGAACCCTTCCAGGTCATGCTCGCCAAAGATCAAACGCTTGGTGCTCTTCTGCACGCTGGAGTCGGCCGTCTGCGGAGTGCTACCCACAGGCTGGTCGAGCGTGGCCTTGCCCGTGGAGACCTGGCCAAGAAAAGCGATCGCATCCTCGTAGGCTTGGCGGATGATTTCGCCGTTCTTGGCGTTGCGGCGGCGACGGAAGAGTAGCCAGACCGCGATATCCAGCGTCTTGCCCTTAACATCGTCGCCAGCCTGCAGGGGAGTCTGGTAGCGCTGCCGGCAGTAGCTGTCCACGATGCCCGACGCCTCTTCGAGCGCGGCGCTCACCATGGGGGCGTTCACCGTGTTCGTGGCGTCGTCGCAGGTGAGCCCCACCAGCTCCGCCTGGGTCAGGCGGAGCGGCACAAGGTCGGATTGGACAGCGTAGGCCAACGGTTACCCTTCGACGGCGGGTTCGACTTCAGTGGGTTTGGCGGTGGGGGTGGCGATCGGCTTGGCCGCGCCAAGCTCTTCCAGCCTGGTGGCGTCTTCGCCAGTCAAGGTGATCAGCGAGTTGCGCGGGTAGTATTTGCCATCATGGCGGATCGGATGGATGACGACGTGGGTCTTATTCCCTTTGGGGATCTCGACCTCGGCGGATTCGGGTTGGTTCTTGGCTCGGGCCATCGGAGTTTGCCTTTCTTTGGAAAACGAGCGCGGACCGTTCAGATCCGCGCTCGGCTCAATTAACGGTTACCGATTGCGGCCGTTTAGCCGGCGACCGGAGCGGCGACGGCGCCCATGGTGGGAGCGGCAACGCAGCCGGAGAAGAGGTAGATGGTTTCCTGGGCGGTGATGCGTGTGTCCCAGTACCAGTCCACCGAGACCACATCGCCCTTGGCGTCCAGATCGGGAAGCGGGAATTCCAGCACGCCATAGCCGTCCACAGTCATGGGAGCCGCGGACCAGGAGAACGTCTTGAGGGCGCTCAGATCGTCCATGCTCGACGCCTGCTGCACCGAGACCAACAGCGCATTGACACCCCAGACGTAGGAGGCGTTGTTGCCCTTGTCCAGGGAGACGGCCGCCGCACGCACGCACTGCACGCCGAAAACCTGGGTGAGCTGCTCTATGGTGATGGCGCCACCGGCGGTGTACTTGAAGCGCTCGATGATGTCCGGATGGTTGCAGAGAGCGGTCACCACGGGATCGCTGAGGATCAGGTGCGTTGCCTCGACACCCGATTGCCGGACCAGAGCCTTGGCGGCCTCGACCACAGGAACGGGATGCGAAGCGCCGGTGTAGTTGTCCCACATCGAGGTGCCGGAGATGGTCTGATTG